TTGAATGAAATGGTTGGGAACGATGCATATGAATCCCTTTCCAAAAACTTTGAGGAGCTTCTAAAAGCGAAAGACCCTGTAGCCGTTGCTGCCTCTAAAAGAATTCCTAAAAATACCCCGGAATCTCACATTAAAAGCGAACAGTTGGCTTACCTAGTAGATGATATCCAGAGTAAAATCACTGCTGGCGAAAAAGTATCCTCAAAAGCTAGGACTCTGTATAACAGAGTAATTAACCTGATCCGTAACTGGATAAGAAAACTCCCAGCGTACAGGAAGTTTGAAGGACGAGCTGCTTTAAAACGTCTCCAGAAAGGTGAACTCCTAACTCCTGAGAACATTGCTTCACTTGCAAGGGTTGCGGTAGACTTCCATACTGGAACTTATGATAGGGTAGATATTCTTCCTTCCCCTACAAAAAAAGAAAGAGCCAGACAGGCCAAGATTGGTAAAGAGTTACTGGAAGGAATAAAGGAAAGGAAACAAAGGAAAGAATATAAGGAGGGAACGAGGGTTACTTCTGCTAAAAAAGCTAGTGATTGGAAAAAAGCTAATAAAAGACCTGAAAGGAAAAAAGCTAGGATTGATTCCCCTGAACTTCAGCAAGCCGCAGAAGATTTAGAGGCTGGCGAAATTACATTTGAAGAATATCAGGAGAAGGTAGACAAAATTGCTCCAATTGAAAAGTTCGATAAAGTCCCAGAGCCAGCGACTAATCTTGAAGTAGCAGGATCAATAAATGAAGGTCAGTTAAAGAAAGGTGCATTACTAAACGAAGATGGTGTCATTGAAGATGGTGATACTGTAGAGAATCGATTGGATATACCTGCTTATGAAGACTATGATACTTGGGTTGCTACGATAACCCCTCATTTTAAGGGTTTAGATGTCCCCTCCTTTGCTACAATTTATGCTGGGACAGCGAAGCTGATAAACGTAACCTTTAAAACCCAACCTTCGGGATCATTAAAGATTGCACAAGGTAAGGGTAAATACCCCCTTGCAACCATGAAAGGTGAATGGGTTAATTCAACTAACGAAGATTTAAAAGCTGAAGCTGATGATTTAATGAATGATCCTGATTGGGTTCAGGTGGGAATGAATCCAGAAAGGCAGTCATCTTTTTATGCAAAAGAAGATAAGGTTGTTGATGGAGTGGAAATAAAGAAAGGGACTCCATTAGCTTCCGCTGAAGAAGTTATACAGGTAGGTGCTTTTGTCCTTGCTAAAAAACCAACAACTGGAGAAGCCCAAATTGTGAAATCAGCATCTAAAAAAACAGGGGAGGAAATCCGATTCTCTGAAGAAGCTGAGACTGATAAACCCACTACAGGTATAAACATTAATGACTCCAAACAGCCGTTTACTAAGCAGATAATATCTGGTGAGAAGACTATTGAAACTCGCAATACAAATAGTCTGAAAGGTCAGGTGGGTAAAAGGATTGGTATCATCAGAACAGGCAAGGGTAAACCTCAAGTTGTTGCATATGCTACTGTGGGTGAGCCTATTATCTACAACACCAAGGAGGAGTTCAGGAAGGATCAGGACAAACACCTAGTTGAAGAAGGTTCAGAATTCGATATCAAAGAAGATGGGATGAAGTATGGGTATCCACTGACTGATGTTAAAAAGGTTACTCCCTTCCCTGTAACTTCAAAGGGTATTGTTTCTAGGGAAATAGATCAGCCCCCAGTGAAGAAAGAAATTGAAGTTGACATGGAGGAAGTGATAGATGAATCACAATTCGCTGAAGTTAGAAAAAGGTTTAATGAAGCAAAAGTAAAGGATAAAAAAGCAAACCCTTTGGATACAGTAAAAGATGTTGCTGAAAGAGCAAAAAATATCTTCACTCGTTCCCACCCTGATCTTGATCCCGAAAAATTTGGACAGACCCTGGAATATATAAGGCAAGTCCAAGATGTCCCATCCTATGCACAGTGGCAGACCTTTCAGGATATCTATGAATTCATAGATAAGATGACAGATGCAGAACTGGAAATCTTTACATACAACATAATCCTGCCTGACATGATAAAGGATTTAAAGTCGGGAGTATTGAAGCCAATTGATGGTGAGTTACCTTTTGGTTATGAAAGTCTTGAACAAGTTGAACTGGATTTAAGGGGGTTTAAACAGAAAGCCCGGAAGACAAAAACTAAATCCGGCAAGACTGTAGAGAAGGCAGTAGCTGAACGTAATGAGGTGATGAATAATTTAAAGAATGAGTTGATTGATGAAGGGCTACTTTCGGAAGAACTCAGGAATGATGAAGCTTATTATCATCACCAAGTCATCCAGTTTATGCAAATGGAGGACAAGTTTAAGGGTGACTTTAATGTGAATGCCCAGAAGGCTGGAATCCGTACAAAGAAACAGGGCTGGCAGAAAGCCCGAACTGGTAGTACAAAGGATTACAACACATCGTACCTTGATGCTGAGTTTGCTGTCATGTCAATGATGCGTAGCCAGCTTGAGACTAAAAAACTGCTTGACAAAATTGAAGTAGAAGAAAATAAGTTTACTGAAATAGAGGCACAAGCAAAAGAAGAGGAAACAACAGTAGATGATTTGCTACGGAACTCTGAGGATTGGAAGGATTACACGATCTGGAAACCTAACCCTGACTCTGTCTGGTTCCATACTTATACCTTGAATGACAAGGTAGCACAGGAGGTCTTGGAACAGGTCGATAAAACTGACAAAAAGATAAAGGCAAATAAAGAAGCTCTTGAAAAAGGTGAGAAGCTTCCGAAGCGTACCCAGAAAGAAAGAACTGAGGGTGTTGAAGTTACAGAAGGTGATATAGGTGAGGGTATAATCAAGGGGAAGGACGAGGAGTGGATCATTCCTAAAGAGCTTGCCAAGACCCTGAACGAAAGCAGGAAGCCTAATGAAGGTATCGCTGCAGTTTCTGCATGGACTCTACAAGCTTGGAAGAAGTGGGTTCTTTTAAACCCTGAAAGGCTGATTAAATACAACCTGAATAACTCTTCTGGTGACATTGATATTGCCTTTGCTTTTGATCCCATGATTTTAGCTAATGCAAAACAGGCTGCGAAAGACTTGTTCCATGACCTGAAGAAACATAAATTAAGTCCTGAATTACAGAAGGAACTTGCCAAGTGGAGGAAGAAGGGGGTAGTTGATTCAGGCTTTGCAATTACAGAGGTAGATGATTTTTCCAGAATGTATGAGAAGCTCTTCGAGGGCAGACCCTCGAACATGAAAGATGAAACATGGGTGGAGGGAATAGAGGCTGTAGCAGATGATATAATAACTGGGCCGAAGAAATTAGCAAAAGGTTACTGGAAAAATGCAAAAGACTACACGACACTGCGTGAGAATATTCTACGTCTGGCTGCTGTCAGATATTTTGAGAAAAAAATTACGGAGAATCCTAAAGATAAAATATATGCTGCTTCTAAATCATATGAGATAGACCAGATAAAGGACAATGATGACAGGGCTGCAAAACTAGCCAGAGAGTTAATCGGAGATTATGGGAACATCTCTCATGCAGGGCAGTTTATTCGTGAACACCTGATGCCGTTCTGGTCTTGGACAGAAATCAACACTCCTCGGTACATACGTCTGCTTGCCAACTCTGCCAAGGAAACGAGTGGTAGCAGAAGGGAGCTAACAAAAAGAATAGCGAAGACTATTCCCGGTAAAGCTGCACGAACTGGGGTAAATGTGGGGATAAAAGCTGGTGTCAGAATGGCACAGTTTGCAGCTATGACAACTATGGTTGCTATCTGGAACCATACATTATTCCCAGATGAGGAAGAGAAACTTTCAGAATTTGAAAGAGGTCAGTTGCACATCCTGCTACCTAACATCTGGCAGGATGGAGAAGTAGTCAGTCTGAGATTCTCCGGGGCGTTCTCGGATGCATTATCATGGTTGAGTCTGCACGATTCATTCTCTGATTATTCGCAAGGTAAGACAATTGGTGAACAATTCGAGGAAATGTGGAAGGCTCCTATTAATAAGCTTACCGGGGGGTTAACTCCTACTGCCAAGGTGTTTTACGAGACAGCTACAGGAGTGGCTACTTGGCCTGATATCTTTAATCCTCGACCTATTCGGGATCGCTGGAGACACATTGCAAAAGTATTTTCTGGAAGTATACCATATGATTGGTGGACAGGTAAACCAAGTCGAGGCTGGGGTAAAAACCTGTCCAAACTACTGCTTCAGTCCAGTGATCCGGGTGAAGCCGCATACTATAAAGTCCGTGGTTTTGTTAGAGATTTTAATGATAAAATGGGTGATGTAAGTTCTGGAGGGTTTACACCTACAGATAAAGGGAATGCTCTTTATTACTTCAAGCAGTCCTTGAGATATGGAGACATGGAAGCAGCCGAAAGATATCTTCGTTCTTATGTTGATTTAGCTGGTGGTCCAGCCAAAGCCAGTAAAGGATTAAAGGTTTCAATTAAGAGAGCCGCACCGATGGGTGGATTAAAAAAGAGAGACAGAGAAGCATGGCTAAAGAGCTTAACTCAAGCTGAATTAAAAACCTTACAAGTAGCCAGAGCTTGGTTTAAAAAAGTCTATGGCCGCACCCTTCGTTTTAAAAATTAATTTTACCCCTACCTTATTTTCCCTCCTAATTCCCTGATATCCCTGGGGAATAAAAATGCATATTTACCCTTGCTATTTTCCTAAAATTGTTTTAATATAATATTGAAGAAATAAATTGTTTTAATTATTTTAATAAATAAGAGAGGAACATATGTCTTTAACTGTTAGAGAATTAATGAAGAAATCTGGAGTGACATTAAAGGATGTTGCTATTGAATCCTCGTTATCGATTCCAATCGTCTGCAACATTTTAAATGATGAGCTTGTGGACAGAGTAAAAAAGAATGCAATGGATATAATAGTGACAAGGGGAAAAGAAAACGCTGACCTTGCCGAGTCAATTACTGTATGAAGAAGCCTCGCAAACCTTGTGTTGAATGTGGGGGAGTTCTAACTGGATTGCGTACACGTTTCTGCCAAAATTCTTGTGCAAGAGCATATGATGAAAAACGTAGGCAAGCGAAATACGATCTAATCCGACTCCATTTAAAGGACAAAGAGTGTGTGGTCTGTAAAAAGAAGTATCCTCCACGGACTTCAAGGCAACTAGCTTGTTCAAAGCATTGTGGAATTATTCTTTCCAATAGTAAGAGAAAAAAAAAAGGTGAAAATTTTTCCCTTGGCAAAGGTAGGGGGAAGTTTGGAGTAGGATCAAAAATTTCAAAAAATTTTATAACTCAGGAAGAAGTAACAGAAGTGACCATGCTTGATAAATCAAAATTTAAAAATGAAATACAAGAGTATTTAAATTCTGGTGGTAAAGTAATTAAGCTCTCCCCTCAAATAGCAATGAAAACTCCTTCAATTGGAGTGGCCTTAAAGTTAGGGGGCTGGTCTACTGAACAATTGCAAGGCTTCGGTGTAGAAATCGACCTCATGGAAGAGACTAATCCAGACCTCGTAGGTCTATTTGTAAAATGATTTGTAAACTCGATATCATGGCGAAGCCTCGCATGACACGCAGGGATAAATGGCCGCCTCCTAGAAAATGCGTGGCTAAGTATTGGAAGTTTAAAGATGAATTGTTGGCCTGTGCAGAGAAAGAAAAATTTATATTAGGCGATAAAGTCTATATGGAATTTCACTTAATGATGCCTAAAAGTTGGTCTAAAAAGAAAAGGCTAGACATGGTAGGTGAATGCCATATGAGTAAACCAGACTTGGATAATATGATTAAAAGCGTGGGAGATTGTTTAAAGAAAGATGATCAGACTATCCATGAAATTATTGCCAAAAAGTTCTGGTCTGAGGAATCAATATTAGTATTGAGGAACTTATGAATGATCAAGAAAATATTCGGGAAATCGTAGAAAAAAATAAAGTAACGTGGGATGAAAAAAAGTGGAAGGAACATTGGGCAGAACAAAAAGAAGGCCACATGAAGAGGTTGGCAGAAATGCATAGAGAAGCTAGAAAATGAAATTCGTAATTAAAGATGAAGTAGATATGCTGATTACAGGGCATCACAGATTGTTGCCCAGTGAACTTCATGCATATGCAAAAGCAATGAGAAAACGAGTAGCTATAGGAAAGGAGGCAACAGCTAGAAGAAAAGAAATGGCAAGAGTGTTAAACAAACATATGGGGAACAAACACATTATAGAAAAGGGGAGAATAATAGAATGAAAAATGAAGCGAATCCAGAGATAAGAATGATGGGTATTGGAGGAAGTGACCAATACAAAATTAAGTCTGCTCCAACTGAATTATGGCAACAGAAAATTGGAGCGAAACCGCCACCAGATTTATCGGACAATGAAGCAGTACGCTGGGGGACAATACTCGAAGAAGTGGTACTTCGGGAACTCTCAAGAAGAATTGGTAAAAAGATACGGATGATGAGTAGAACTATCCGTTCAAAAGAAGACCCTATCTTTCAGTGCCACCTTGATGGCAAGGTAGTGGGCGAACCCATTGGAGTGGAAATTAAAACTACTTCTTTGTGGATGGAAGATAAATGGGGGGAAGAAGGAACAGATCAGATACCCCTGCCTTATTATTATCAAGTCCAGCATTATCTCTACTGCACCCAGCATCTTGGGATTAAAAAGTTTATAGTTGCTGTCCTTATTGGTGGACAGAAACTAAAAATTTATACTGTCAGAAGAAATAGTAAATTTATAAGAGAGATGATCTCGGATGCCAGAATCTTCTGGTACAATCATGTCAAAACTAAAGTAGCCCCACCGCCTCGGTCAATTGCCGACTGCCTGTTACAATTTCCTGAAGGTACGGATGATAAAGAGATGCTCTGTGATCCGTTCCTTAATAATCTTATTGGGTCAGGGGTTACAATCAAAAAACAAATAAAAGAATTGAAAGGAGATTTAGAGGAAGTGTCGAAAGAGATCATGTGTATAATGAAGAATTCGACTTCAGTTACTAATAAGCAAGGGGAGAAGATGGTAACGTGGGCAAACTCAAGCCGAACCTCCCTCAATCAAAAACAATTTGCCCTCCTGCACCCTAATCTGTTTGAGAAATTAAAACAGGTTTCAACATTTAGAACATTCAAAATAAAGGAGTTATGAAGGATTTAAAATCATCAGGAATAAATACATCAACAATTACTTTGCTTGCGATAGGAGAGCCGGGGTCTGGTAAAACCACTTTCTGTGCAGATTCTCTTGATAAGAAAGGAACTGCATTAATCTTTGATTTGGAAAATGGTTCACTGGGACAGAACGTGGATAGACTAACTCTCTACGGCAAAGATTTTGATAGCCTCATGGCTGCCCTTGGAGAATTTTACGAGGGGAAACTAGGTAAGTACCCTCGTATTGTTTTAGATAGTCTGGATTGGGTGGAACGTATTATCCTAGCCAAAGTGTGTAAGGAGAATGGAGTCAAGGATGCCTCGGATATTCCCTATGGAAGGGGGTTCTCTTACGCAGTCCAATACTGGGGTAAGTTGTTACAAGCTTTGGATATGATTAAATCCAGAGGGGTGTCTATCTGTATGACTGCACACACCCAAATAATCAAGATAAATGATCCCCTGCATGAGGAATATTCCTCTCACGGAATCAAGCTAAACAAACACGCCAAAGCATTATTGACTGAATACGTTGATATGATTGGGTATGTTATAGGAAATGAGTTAATTACCAGCCGTAAATCTGATTCCTTCGGGAAGGTGGAATATACGGCATCGGGAACTGGTGAGCGAAAGATTTGTTTCGCCCCGAATCCTGCCTACGAAAGTAAGACTCGTATCGCAGGAATACCAGACGTACTTCCCCTTGAGTGGTCGGCATTCGAGGAGGCAGTTAAATCCGCTGGGGCAACTCAGTCTAATCAGAAGAAGAAGGAGAGTAATGTTTAAATTTGATGCAACAAAACTGGCTCCTAGTGCGGAAATCAATCAAGATTTCGAGCCACTGGAAAAAGGTATGTATGGAGCTATCCTCAAAGAAGCGGTACTGACCGACACCAATGCTGGTGATGGACAATATATAAAGTGCCGTGTTGATATCACTCACGGACAACACAAGGGTAGAGTGATCTGGCATAATATAACCTATTCTAATCCTAATGACCTAGCTACAGAAATCGGGAGGCAACAGCTAACTGATCTCTGCCACGCAACTGGTAAGCTTGTCCCAAAATCTACGGATGAACTTTGTAACATTCCTGTTATTGCCAGAGTAGGATTCGTAAAAGCAAAAGAGGGGAAGGATGGAAAAACTTATCCTGCCACAAATGATGTCAAGAGTTTCAAGAAGTTTAATGAAGCTCTCCTGCCTAAAGAAACCGCTACTCCGTTCCTCGCTGTAGGGACAGTAGATAAACATGATGAAGCCCCCTGGAACGAGGTGGCCTAATCATAACACACGCATTCGGACATAGCTGAGTCATGTCTGGATGCGTGTAAACCTTATGTCTAAATGCACCATGTCAAGAATCTGTGAGTACTGTAAGGAAGAATATGATCCTAACCCCTATCATAATGGGGGTCAGTCAAAATACTGTTCAACCAGTTGCAAGGATAAGACAGCTTACTATAAAGCTAAAGAGGCTGGTCACATAAGAGCCTTTAAGTCCGGCTACCCAAGAGCAATGTCAATCCGACTTTATATGCAAGCACGGAATGCTGATATCAGCTGCCCCTGTCATTACTGTCAGGCTAGAGTTTATCCAGATACGTTTCAGCTAGATCATAAAACGGCTCTACCAACCGATAAGGTTATGACAAAAGAAGAGTGGAGAATTTTATATAGAGATGAATCCAATCTTGTGGTTTGCTGTGAAAGTTGTAACAGGCTCAAAGCCGGAACTCCATACGAGACGTTTAAGGAGCGGAGAAAAAATGCCATCGCAATTTAACCACAAAGCCTACCTAGCCTGTGACGATAAAGCTAAGTCTGCACTGCGTAAATTTTTAGACAGGATGGGAATTTTTACGCTCATATTTGAAGACTATAGTGCCGATATTAAGTCCCTAGAAATGGTTGGTGGTAAATATGTGGAAGTCCTGCATGAAGTAGAAATTAAGTCAACCTATATTGATGAGTTTAAATGGGACACAGTACATATCCCAGCGAGGAAGAAGAAACTATTAAAGAACTGTTATACCACAGCAGGACACAGGATTATATTTTGGGTCCTGAATAAGGATTGCACCAAAGGGATGATGATTGACGGCAAATATATGAAGGATGCATACATCGAGAACATACCCAATACTAGAAATCCTGGGGGAGAAGACTTTTACGATATTCCAATAGAACTTTGCAGGGAGGTAAAGCTGTGTACCTGAGAGGTTACCAAGAGGAAGCAGTGAATGCTTTACTCTCACACATTCAGTACTCCCACGGAAACCCATGTGTAAGCATCCCCACTGGAGGAGGTAAGTCAATCATCTTAGCTGAATTCATCCGAGTCTGTCAGGAAAAGTGGGAGGGTATCCGAGTAATTGTGTTAGCCCATGTTCAGGAACTGGTTCAGCAAAATAAAGATAAGATGCTGATGGTGCTACCCAAGGCTGATGTTGGAATCTATTCCGCAGGACTGAAGTCAAGGGATACTGAGCCTGACATTTTATTTGCTGGTATCCAGAGTGTGTATAATAAAACGTATACAGATATAGGTGGCAAGGATTTAATTATTATAGATGAGGCACACCGAATCCCTGCCGATGGTGAAGGTATGTACCGCCACTTCCTGACTGAGCAGTGGAGGCTCCAGACTTCCAAGAAACGACAGCCGAGAATAATTGGCTTGACTGCTACTCCGTATAGAATGAAGTCAGGGCTACTCTGTGGTAAGAAGGAGATTCTCAGCGAGATAGTTTACGAGGCAAACATCCAGAGCTTGATTGCAGATGGATACCTGAGTAAACCTATCAGCGAAAAAACCACACATAGAGTCAAGCTTAATAACGTGAGGACACAGGCTGGAGATTTTGTGGGGAGTGATCTGGATTTAGTCTATGCTACAGATGAGCTAGTGAACCACCATGCACAGGAAATCCTTGAAGCTGGTGAAGGACGTAAAGGCTGGTTGGTATTCTGTTCTGGAATCAATCATGCTGAAAAAATATTTGAAGCCCTCGGAAATCTTGGAGTCAGTGTGGGATTAGTCCACTCACAAATAACTAAAGAACAACGTAAGGAAATAATTTCTGAGTTCAGCGAAAAGAAAATACAGTGTATCGTAAACGTGTCTGTCCTGACAGAAGGGTTTGATGCTCCGCATATTGACCTGATTGCTTTGCTCCGTCCTACCAAGTCCCCTGGTTTGTACTCACAAATGTGTGGCAGGGGGCTTCGGATAGCAGATGGGAAAGAGGATTGTTTAATCCTTGACTTTGGTCAGAACATCTCACGCCACGGACCCATCGATAATATTGCAGTTGGGAAAAGAGATTCAGGCGAAGGCTCTGCACCAATAAAGACCTGTCCTGAATGTGGATTCGGTGAAGTCCCTGCCTCTGCACGTTACTGCCCTGAGTGTGATTTTTATTTTGAGTTTGTCGAGACAGTCTTGGATGCAAATGCTTCGAGGGATAAGATACTAAGTGAGGCAAAGTGGTACGATGTCGATACAGTTCGATACGAACACCACTTTAATAAGTTCAAGGGATCAGAGACTATGCGAGTGGATTACACTTGTGGTTTAAGGAAGTTCTCTGAGTGGGTATGTTTTCAGCACACTGGCTACGCCAGACTGAAAGCAGAACAGTGGTGGAATAAATGCTGTGAGAATGAAAGAGAGCCACCAGAAAATGTGATCGATGCAGTTGAAGCAGCTCAGAGTGGAGGACTGCTTGAACCATTAGAAATATTAGTGCATGAGCATGGGAAGTTCCCAAGTATATTAGAATCTAAATTTATATAAACCATTCAACGTCTGGAGAGCCGTGAAAATATCCTATTACTATGGAGGGGCATTTGATAAGACCCCAGTTGCAAAAGATATAAATGATATATTTGCTGAAATTAAAAACGGCAAACATAAAAAAAGAATAGAGACTTGCAGAAAGAAATTAGAGGAAGGTGACAAGTCTGGTTACGATGATTTAAAACGAAGGATTCCTGCAATTACTGTATCGTGTCTAGGAAAAGGAAGGAAGGGAGATTCCGGCATTGAAGAATACAGTGGTCTGCTTCAGGGAGACTTCGATAATGTTAGCACCCCTCTGTTCTCCACTGTGGGTGAGATCAGAGATACACTAGCGAATGATCGCCATGTTGTAGCCTCCTATATCTCACCTTCAGGGAGGGGTGTTAAACTCTGGATTGCAGTTATAAAGGACGCAACTAAACACAAGGATAGTTTTGTCTCTGCACAAAAATACTTCAAGGAAAAATACGAGCTAGACCTTGACCCTTCCTGTTCAGATATTACACGGCTCTGTTTCCAGAGCTATGATCCTGAAGCTAAATTTAAAGAGACTGCCGAGCCTATTCCCTTGGAAGCGGCCGAGACAGATTTTTTCTTTGATGCCACACAACAGGTTGAAAGCCAGAAGCGTGATGACTCCGAGCGAGTGCAGTTAGCCTTGGATAAGGTGGCCCATTTGGCTGATGACTATCAGTCGTGGTACAAGATTGGGATGTCCGTAAAGTACACGCTCAACGGACAGGGCTTCGAGATGTGGGACGAGTGGTCTAGGAAGTCCTCGAAGTACAATGCAACCGAGATGGCCTCGAAGTGGAAGTCATTCTCTGGAGGTGAGATCGAAGGTGGAACACTCTTCCATCTAGCTGGAGAAACCTTTACCCATAAACCACTTCAGGCTGTTCCAAAATCTTTTCAGCCCCAAGAAGAAAAACCACTCCACAAGGACTATTATAATCCCCCTGGTTTTGTAGGTGAACTTGCAAAAGTGATGACTGACTATGCCAGATATCCACAGCCAGAACTTGCCCTTGCTGCATCCCTTGCATACACTGGAACGCTGTTGGGGCAACGAGTCAGAACTATAGAAAACATACGGACAAACTTGTTCTGTGTCGGAATCGGAAGAACTGGATCGGGAAAAGAATTCCCGAGGATGGTCATTAAGATGCTGGATGAGCAAGGGAACCTCGAATGTTTTGCTGGCGAGAAAGTGACTTCGAGATCGGCTATCGAAAGGTGCATGACCTTGAGGCCAACGAGCCTGTTTCTTATCGATGAGTTTGGCTTGTTCCTGAAGTCAGTCTTTTCGGAGGGAGCCAACAAACATCTTTCAGATTGTGTCACTGCTTGGATGGAACTTTACTCTTCTTCACAGTCTACTTTCTATGGAGTTGATCGAGCCAGTACCAGAGAAGTTGAAAGGGCTGTGATTGTCCAGCCATGCTGTTCGATATATGGCACGACAACTGGAACGAGTCTCTGGTCAAGCCTCAGTTCAGACAAAATTAATGATGGCTCTGCCAATCGCTTTCTTTTTTTTAATGCTACTGCCGAGCGAGCAACGAGACAGTCACCTCCAATCCTAGACATGATTCCAGAACCGATATTGATTAAGGCAAAAGAGTTCCGAGATTTGTCTATAAATCCAGGGGAAGAGGGTAATATAAAAGATACTCATGGAAGACCAAAACCTCTGATTGTAGACTACACAGATTCTGCTAAAAAATTATTCAACAGGTTCGAGGATGAGTGTGAAAAGAAATCCGAGTCAGTAGACCTGAATGCAAGTATGTGGGTGAGGTCACCAGAACACGCTCGAAAGATTGCTCTGATCATAGCCTTTTCGGCAGGGAAAGATAAAATAGATGCCGAGGCCACCGAGTCAGCGGTGGAAGTAACCCAACACCTGAATCAACGTGCCATAAAAGACATCGAGGAAAATCTTGCGGATAACCTGAATGAAAAGTTATCGAAACGCATCGAAGGTATTATCAGAAACCACAAGGATGGAATTTTGAATTGGGAGCTTACCAGAAAGACTAGGTTCCTGAATCAGAAACAGAGAATGGATATTCTGAATGATCTTATTGAATCAAATATTATTGTGGCTGTAGAGGAGAAGACAAAGACCACCCCTAAAATAAAGTGGTTTGCCAAGACATAAAAAAAGGGACACCCTAGAGTACCTAGAGCATCCCTTCCTTTTAACCTACCCCTGTTTTAAAGGGCTTTTTAGGAGTTTTTACGCCTCCTTCCAGATTTGATCTGCTTTAGTTGCCAGAATATCTACAACAACTTCCTCAGAGAATACAAAGTATTGATCCAACTGCCGGACTTCCCCTTTTGTATATCCAATTGGTAGGATGTCGTAGTGTTCATAACGATTCTTCCGAGTATAACTAGGAAGACCTATGCAGAACTTACGGAAGATAGCCTCTCCATCTTCCTTCCACTTAATTACCACACGCCCATTGTCTGACTTAGATGCATGACCAATGCACTTGGTGTGGCCTAGTCTCCACAAAGTCCCTGTCCAGCCAGTTTTATCTGAGCTTTCATCGAGCGTGTGGTTCTTGTAATTATGAATCTTAAATTTTGAATCAAGGATTGACTCAAATGCTTCTGTGAAGGGGTTTGAATATTCGTTGGTAAATTTAAGGATATCCTTCGGTTTATCCACAACCACTTGAAGGTGTGGTTCTCCCTCTGAGTCCTCAAAGCCGATGATCAAACCATCGTCCATTCCTTCGGTAGTGGCTCCCCCATTGTTAGTAACGAGGATGCCTGTGCCGTCACTGAAGCACTTCTGCATGGCGGTGCAACCGCCCCCTGTTTGGATTTCCTCGAAGCCTAATTGCTTCAGGATTGTTTTAGTATCCATGTCCCTCCCTTATTAATTTACATATGGTTAATCTGATTAATGCATCATGGTTAAATATGCATTCTTGGTCTATAGTTAATTCCTCTTGTAACCATTCAAATTCTTCTTTCATCTTGTTCTCCAATTAGAGTGGATTAACGATATTAACTGAATTGTCAATATCCGTCTGACCCCTGCGTTGCACAGGGGGCAGAAAGGATTGACTATCTCAGGCCGGAATAGTTCAGGACAGGATCATTGTACATATCGAACTGTGCCTGTTCCTTATTCCTCATCCTCGCATAATCACCCCTAGCCTCATCGATGGCACTCTGATTATGATCGATTCCAGGGGATTTCATAACTTCCAAAATTCTCTCAGCCAGAGCCTTGAAAACTGGAACTGTGATTGCGTTACCACACATCTTATACATCTGTGTATTCGAGATGCCAAGCTCAACTGCTTTGTGGTATGCATCATCGGGGAACCCCTGAAGCCGGAAGCATTCGAGGGGAGTTAATCGCCTAACCTTCGCTCCATCCACTAAAGTATTCTCAATGGTTGGGGAGGTGGTCAGCGTTCCACAGAGTCCATCTTTTCGAGGAGCAAGTTGCTTACCCCTTCGAGGAGAGTGATCTTTGCCTGTGGCCTTCTTAATCTCTCGCCTAATCCGCTTTGCTTCTTCAGTTCTAACCTCAGTCAGAATGAATGGCTGTCGGTTTCCACCTTGCATGGTATTGAGAGTCGGAGAAAGGCCGTCAGGATCATAAACACGATTATTAGAATGTGTGGGCTTGTTGATTTGAATCAACTGCCTACGCCCCTTCAGGGTTGTGTTCGTACCCTTCCAATAATTTGCATCTAAACAATATGACAGATGCTCCCCTGCTCTGCGAGTATCCGTTTGGTTATCCGCTCCGAGAGGAAAAATTGTTCCGGTGGGTTGGGTTCGAGGATGTCTTGCAACAAGATACCATCTGACCCTGTGTTGGGGGACTCCGTAATCCTTAGAGTTAATGAGACCCCATTCAGTGTGATAGCCCAATTGCCCCAACGTATCGATGATAACTGAGAGAGTCTGCCCTTTGTCGTGACTGAGTAACCCTCGGACGTTTTCCAAGACCACAACTGAAGGCTGTTTAGCTTTGATAATTCTGGCAACATCAAAGAAAAGTGTGCCTCTAGTGCGGTCACTAAATCCCTTCCGAAGTCCTGCGACTGAGAAGCTCTGGCAGGGGATTCCGGCAATGAGCCAAGAGTGGCAAGCAATGCTTTCTGCATCTGTTGTTGTGATGTCTTCATGGTTGTATACTCTCTCTAAATAGTTATCTGCAAAAAGGTTAGCGTGTGAGTCTATCTCAAACGCCCCTACACACTGGAAGCCCCCAATCTGTTCGAGGGCTTTGTCTGCTCCTCCCATTCCTCGGAAGGCTGAAACGTAACGTATCATATGACCCCCACATAAATTAATACACAGGATATGATTGCTACCGAAAAAGCAAAGTAATGGAGCCAACGCAACCAAGTGGCTGTCTGATCCCAATCCTTTTTAGCTAATCGAAGTTCTATTCTGGAACCCTCGTAAGCTCTTTGTATCCACGTTCTCATAATCACCTTTTACTGTGGTGTTAGTGGTGGGCTGACCCCACCGAGTCAGTGTAGTAAATCTACACTAGGAAGGGCAAGGGAATCCCTGGAACCAGGGGAAACGTATCTTGCCCAAACTACTGTAGACTAATAATGTGGTTCGTAAGTCACTTTATCAGTTGGTTCATCTCGCCAATCGCCAGAGTCTACATGGTCAACGAACCGCTGGAGCGTGTCGATTGCTTCCTGCTTTTCTGACTCTAGGGTTTGGATGTCTTCGAGGGAGGATTGCAAGGCGTAGAACTTTTCCTCTACTGCCCTGAACTCTTCATTAAGGTGTTGGCTAGGGGCTTTCAGGCGTACTAAGTCATTCCGGTACTGTACTATATTCCGGAAAGCTCTGTCCCTCTGGTGGCCTAGCATGATGGATTGCTCTTTTTCTGTGAGTGTGTACCATTCCATATTACACCCCCTCTTCTTCGAGCATTGCGACAGAGTCCCAATACCTAGCCGAACAAGCCGGACACCTGACCAAATTACTTCCATTAGATTGCATCTCAATGTCCCAGCTAGAGGATAAAGAATCAGCCACCTCATCCAGCCAATCCTTGCCCCCCTCTAATTGTTCTATTTCGACCTTACTGTCGCAGTCATCAGTAGTACAATATACTGAGACTTTATCTATATAAATACCCATATGCACCTTTTATTGTGGTGTGGTTGGTAGCTTAACGCCACCGAGTCAGTACAGTTAATCTGTACTAGGGAGGGGAGGACAAAGCCCCCCCAACCTACTATAGACTAACCCTAACGTTTCCATGCTCTGGATAAAAGTCTACAACTCTTTTTTTCAAAGTCTGGAATGATATTGAGTTGTCAAAAATATGTATCTGTCCATGATCTAACAGAACTAAAAGCTCTGTACCAACACCAAAAAACTTACCAATCTTTTTAGTCTCGATGTCGATTATAGGGCGGTCAACTCCATTGCGTTGGGAGTTGCTAACTTTACGCTTGCCCTCTGGATGCAGGGAAAGCTCAACACGCCCCTCTGCATCATTATACTTGAGGTTGTAACGCTCATTAGGACAAAAACCAGCCTCTGCAAGCTTTGCTCCCTCTATCCAGACTCTGGAACCTCTGGCGGTCTGGACTACTGTTGTTTTTATAGTACTCATTTTGCACCTCTATTGT